TGATCTCTTCATCAGAGTCCATCATCTTATTCATTTTTTCTTCCAACATTTGCATACTAAATTCTAATTGATCTACTTGATTTAAAAGAACTGCTTGTTGAGTAGACAGCTCAAAAGTACGAGTCAAACTCCAGCCAGCTAGGGCTAGTAAGATTCCAACTAATAATGTCATTAATTTTTCAATCATATTCTATTTCGTTTTCGTAAGATATATCATGCCCATGATCTTTTTCATAGGTGTAAGTTCTCTTGTTTTTACCGCATTTACAATCATCGCAAGCGCATAAATCCCCATCATAATGATGGCTGTGTAAATCTCCGCTGCAGTGGCAATTACAATGACAATTTTTACACTTGCTCATTTTTTTTGCCAACTAAAAAGCCAATTAACAAATTTATTCCATAATTTTTTAATCATCTTTTTTCTCCTCAATTTCGTAAAAGAAATTATCAGTGTCCTCTGTTCTCCATTTACGAGTGTCTTCTACATTCCATTCTGAAGTTTGTACTTTCCAATCAGGAATTTCATCTTTAACTGTAAAAGATGGTATGTCCCATATTAATCGATTATTAGGCTGTGCTGCATAGTTGCCATTTTCTAATGCAAGTATGTGTGCGCATTTATGTTCGTGCGGAATTTCAGAATGATCTGTATCTACTATATTACTATCTGGATGAGCAAAATCAACAGTAAATAAATAAGCTCCATAATACCATTTTTTATCTTTACCTATGTATTTACCAGCTTGACCGTCTAAAATATCATAATTAGTAATAGCAGGGAAATAAGAAAAACAATTCCAAAGTTGAAGTTCATCAAGTCTTTGATGTGGAACAGCTTTCGGTTGAAAACCACGTTGAATAAAAGCCGATATTGGTAACCTATAAAAGATAGCACCATTTTCCATGATTGCATGAAAGAGTATAGGACGTCCTGTGATAGATGCAATCCCAAAGATAATACAGTCTTCAACTTCTCCATGGTGTTTTTTAAGATCATAGAGATACTCTCTCCTGATCTGTGCATACATCACAGGTATATTTGCATTTAGGTATGCCATACATACCTAGAATATAATTGCGCCAATGATAAGACCAGCAACAAAACAAATAATTTCTCGTCTGTTGTGTAACTGCCATACCATTAATTGGTCTACATATTTTTTTATCATATTTCCTCCTCTTTAATATTACCCCAATTGGGCCCAAATTCATAGTCTACTTTATTAGGAACTTCAAGTGAAACAGCATTTTCCATTATCTCTTTTATTTTATCTGCGTTATCACTTACGGATATATCAAGTTCATCATGAACTTGTATGTGTGGAGTGATTCCTTCTTTGTGTAAATCTATCATAGCTTTTTTTGTCATGTCAGCTGCTGATCCTTGTATCAATCTATTTAAAGCTTTATATGTATAAGCACGTTTAATCCCTGGTCCGTGTTCCTGGATTGCCTGTTCGTGAGGTAATGGTTTATGTATACCAAATTGATTAGGTTCCCATAAATGAAATCTACAGAGTCTTCCAAGTAATGTTCTAACTTTCCCGGCGTTTTGTGCTCGACTCATTACATTATCCATAAGTTTTTTAACGAATGGAACCTTGTTGTGATACTGTCTAAATAAATCTTCTGCTTTATCTTTACTTACTCCAAGTTCAGCTTGTAATTTATTTTTTCCCATACCGTAGAACAGACCAAGGTTTATAGTCTTGGCCTGTAATCTAGGGATCTCTGCCATGTCTGCCACGATAGTGTGGAAATCGGCATCGCCTTCGCGATAAGCGTCCAATACATCGTCCACTCCATAGAGATTCTGTAAAGCTGCATAATGCACTACCAACCTAGGCTCTTGCTGAGAATAGTCAAATACACCCCATGTATGGCCTTCCTCGGGTATAAATAATGACCTAATAGCTGGTCCTAGATCCTTGTTCCGTGCAGGAATTTGCTGTAAATTTGGATTTGAATAACTGAATCTTCCAGTTACTGTTCCTCCATTATCTCCTCTTAATTGGTTTATTTCAGCATGAATTCTTCCTTTATGATTATGTTTTAATATGGTATCAATAAAAGTGGTATGCGCCTTGTTTATTTCACGGGCTCGGGCTATTCGTTTCACCAGTGGGTGGGGGTGATTCTGTAAAAAGTTTTTTGTAAATGATGGAGAATTTGTTTTTTCAGTTCGGTCAAATGGTAGGCGAAGTTTTTCAAAGACTTGCGCGATGGATCTCGCTGCCCATATTTGAACATCTACTTGTGTTTCTTTTTTTACTATTTGTAATAATTCTTTTTCTTGTGCAAGTAGGTCTTTTTTTAATTTGTGAGCACCTTCTAAATCTACACGCACTCCTAAAAAACGCATGTCGACGAGGCACGGGAAAAGTTCTGTCTCTAATTCAAAAATAGAAGTTAAGTCCTGGTGTAAAATTTCTTTCTTAAGTTCTTGCCATAATTCATAGGTTAACTCAGCATCCTTTTCTGCATAAGCTCCAACATACATAGCTGGAAGTTTATACATTTCAGCTTTAGCATCCACTCCCCAATCTTTTGCAGCTTGATATAAAGCAGATTCATCTTTCCCTTGACCAACATATCTACGGCTACAATTATTTAAATCATATCTTATTTGATTTTCATCTACAATTGCTGAAGCAATCATAGTATCAATAATTTTACCATTAATTTTTAAACCAAGTGATCTAATCCAACATACGTCATACATTGCATTATGAAATATTTTTATTGCAGGTGTATTTAAAACCGCTTGAAACCATTTTAAAACTTTTTTTCTATCCATGTTGCCACCACCTTCATGAGCAATTGGATAATAGCCAGACCAATCTTTAACAGCGACAGCAATCCCAGTAACATCTCCTTTACCGGTAACATTACCTGATCCCATTTTAACTAAGTCAGGATCTTTTGTTTCTAAGTCAATTGCAATTTCATTATGTTTAGATAAATCTGGAAAGTCTTCTGGCGGCAGCCACTCAGTTTGAGCTTTAAAAAGAGGAATTTGCATCATTTAATAATTCCCCATGAATTCTTTTTTTCTTTTTTTATCTCTTTCACTTCTTCAGGATAATCTCTATCGATAGCCATGTCAATATAATGTTTTGCTTTTAATAAATCTTCTTTTTGATTTTTTTGTTTGTGCCTACACAAATATTTTATGGCGTTGCCTTCTGCAAATGGAATATTATTTCTGTTAATAAATTCTGATGGCTGAATGACCATACTCCGGTAGTGAGTTCCTCCTACCTGCTTTTTATAAATACCACTCATATCTCATAACCTCTATCTTTTTTCTTTGGCTCTACAATATGTAAATGTTCCTTGGTCCGTGTTGCACCAACATAGAACAATCTATTCTCATCATCTGGATTTTTTTCATATGCTTTTAATGTATTGCGACTTAAATCAGTTAAAAGCACTACGTTTTGAGCTTCACCTCCTTTAGCTCCATGAATAGTTGATAAATTTATACGAGGTGGTTTATTTAATTGCTCTCCATTTTTTCTCATCTTTCTTAAATAACTAACATCTCTTGTTTTAGCATCATCAAATGCTTCAAACCAAACTTTATCAGTTTTTAATCCATAATGGTCTTTGAGCAATGTAATGTCATACATGGATTCTTTTGTCATAGATTTTAATTTTAATTTATCTGTATGATTGTTTGTCATATAGCTATAAACTCTTTCTACTTGTTTATAATTTAAAGGTTGTCCCTTTCTTAAATTTTCCCAATCCACAACAGCAGTGTGTAATCCTTCTTCTTTAGTTCTTTTAAATTTATTCTTATAATATAATCCTCTTCTATATAATATATCTTCTAATTCATTTAACATATATTTAGTTCTAGCTAAAACTAACCATTCTCCTGAAGCCATATCTATATGTTCAAAATCATAATATCTTGATAAGGCTCCTTGATGGGTTTTAGGTTTCCATTTTTTATTTATTCTATTTTTAACTCGGTTAATAATATTCATAGCTACATCATGGACCATCGCTGGTATTCGGTGTGATTGAGTTAAAGGTAGTGATAAACCTTTTTGTGCAATGAAAGAATCTACATCGGCTCCAGCCCATCTAAAGATGGCTTGGTCATCATCGCCGGCGATGAAAGAATCTTCAGTTTTATTCCATATAGATTTAGCCATGTCCCATTGCATTAAAGATAAATCTTGAGCTTCATCTATAAAAACAACATCGAACTTTGGAGACTTATCTGATTGAGTAAATTCCAATATCATGTCATTGTAATCTTTCAATGTGTGTTCTTTTTTATATCTTCTAATTTCGTTAGCGATAATTCTAAGTTTATCTCTTTCTAAATCTTGATTATGTTCTCCTAAATCATATTGTTGTAAAGGAGTAATGTTTCTCAATTTTGCTAAATTAATTACTCTTAAGTATTCACTATCTGATGTAAAAACTCCTCCATAATCTTCTTCATATTTTGCATAATTAACTGGAAAGCCTAATTTTGTTCCTAAATATTTGTAATCACTAGGCTGCATAACATCTTCTTTTTTATAACCTAATCTTTTAAATCCTAGTGAATGAAGAGTTCTAAAATATGGAAGATCATCTTCTGTTAAATTAAATTTTTTAATTGCTCTGCCTCTTGCTTCATAAGCAGCTTTCTGTGTAAATGCAAAATAACCAATTTTATCCGGGTCAGTTTGTTTTAAATATTCATCTACTTTATTTAAAAGAGTAGTTGTTTTTCCAGTTCCAGGTGGTCCTAATACTATTGTTTTCATAATATTAAAAAAATCCACAAAGCTGTCATAATAGTTAAAAATAATAAATCTGACATCAATATGGATCTTCTTCTTTTAATTTTTTAGGTTTGTATTCTATCTCCTTTTTATCAAATTCTTTTACTGTAAAGACTGATAGCTTTTCTTTTCCAATTCGTTTATTTTCACAACCACATTTTTCTTTAAGCATTTGCCCTGTACGAGAATAACCTAAGTCCCATCTTCTTCTCATTAAATGTTGATTATAAAATCTATCATATACAAAATGATGATACCCTCCATTAGTCCACACACCACCTTTAGGTAAATCACTTTTTTCTGTTGATGATAATCTATTCAAACAAAATTCCTCTAAATGATTTTGTAATTGATCTTCAGTTCGCATTCCCTCAGCAGGTTCTGTAACTTCTGCATTATTTAATAGTTGATTGGTAATTAATACCCAATCTTTTTCTTTTAATGTTGGTGGTCTAAATCTTAATTGTTTCATACAGGCTTCTTGCAATAAACTTTGTTGTCTTAAGTATTTAACATTTTCTAAGTATAATCTTTCTCCATCTACGTTTAAATAATAATAAGGATCTTCTAAATCTATAACTTGTAAATCCGTAAGAGCAGGGAACATAATGTCTTCACCTATTCCAAATTTACGAGTTCGACATAAAGTTTTATCACATACACTACACATAGGTTCATCTTTACATTTATAACCCCATTCTTTTTTATCGTGCTGACTTGTTATTATTTGTACTTCTGAATCTGACAACGGTTGGTCCATTGCAGTTGCATTAAACATAACTACTTTTGATTTCCAATTACTTGGCCATTTTTGTTTTGCATATACTCCATAATGAAAAAGTGCATTATTTCTTCCCCCTTCTCCAATTTTATTGGTTGCTAAAGTTTCTATGCATGGAGGCCCATCAGAATATTCTGATTGGGGCCTCTCTACTTTTATGGAACCAACATCTAGTTGTTTTACATTACTATAGATTCCATAAAATTCTTCTAAACTTGCTGCTGTGCCATCATCTTTAAAAGCATATCGTGTTGTATCATCACCATTAAAGTATGGTAAATTTAAAAAGTTTCCTGTATCGTCTTTTGATTTTAATTCTGTTTGTTTTGGAAATACTTCAGATCTTCCGTAACCTAACACAGCTTTAATCTGTATTAATTTTTCTTGTATCACTCTTGCATCTTTATAATCTGCTGTAAATAAAAATACATGAGCTCCTCCAGATTTAGATCTAAATACTACTAGAGGTAATTTTAAAAATTTTATTTTATCAATTAATTTTTTATGGTCAAATCCTGCATAGGAATCTATATCAATACATCCCCATTTACATTGATTATTATCATTAATAGGTATTACACCTAAACTATCTGTGCCATTTAAATGTTTTTGCCATAGTTGATCAGTGATAGGTTCTCTTTTTACAAAAGATTTACCTTTTACTTTTGTACCATTACCATTTGATTCACCTACAATAGTGACACCATGTGCACGGTCTAATCCTTGGAATATGTTTTTAAACTTCTCAATCATATTTTAAAAGTGGGCGTTTCCACTCTCGCTTAGACGCCCACTACCTAGGATCCGATTAATATGGTGTATCTGTTTTATCTTCTGATCCATGTTTCGCTTGAACTTCACCTTTTCCTACTCTTTCAGCAAAAGTTTTAGCGATATCATAGATTGATTTGTCAGTTACAGGACCAACTTTAGATACATCCCATCCAAACCATGTTCCTTTGTCATTCGACATTTGAACAGTTTTTAGATTATAAATGTGGCTGTAAGTTGGCGGTGTAAATAAACCATTCTTACCCTGCATTTTAATACCCATCATCATTGAGTTCCATTTTCTACTCACTTTTAATTGAGTAGCTTTCATAGAAATCAAAGCTGTTGTTGGACTTTTACCTAATAATATCACAAAATGATTGGCAGTGTTTTCTAAGTAGTTACCATTTGGTAATCTATCCTTAAAAGATTTATCACGAGTAGTTGTACTCACGATATCACTGTCTGCCTCGTGAATTGCAACTGGCGCACCAGTGCTAGTTCCACGATCCTGCCATTCTATGTATTGTCTTTTGTAAAAGACGGGTAATACATCGATAGAATCATACAGTTCATTAGAAACTGTATTTATTATCTTGCCGGGTTCTGCGCCCTCGACATATTTTCCATGAGTTTTATTTACCTCTGGAGATAATTGTCCCAAAACTTTTAAGAAAGGTAACGCAAGATCTTCCTGCGATATGTTTTGAGCACCTTTATTAGCATCAGCTTCAAATAGATTCGTTGCTAATGCTCCTTCTTTTTTTGTTGTTACTTGGTTCATATTTATTGTTTCCTTTTTATTGTTGTTTTATTTCCAATGAATACATTGAAAATTTCCGTTGGCATTTCTTTACCTGCCTCAATGCGCTCACGGACTAACGCTTTCAGAGTCATAGGTTCCACCTTCAACTTTTGTGTCGGTTGAAACCCGTGACTCTTCGCAAGGTCAGCATAATCTGCCGCCCTTGTATCTTCGTTACGACCAAACGATACCGAAATTTCATTCTTTATAATATCGCCTAATCCATTGTTACGAAGCCAGTTAAAAGCCGCCTCTTTATTTGCTACAGTTATGTTAGCACTGTAATGCGGCTTAACATCCACAGAAGATCCATCCATAAGTTTAAGATGAGATAAACCCATCTCAGCCATCATAGTTGGAATTACTTCTCCAGACAAATGTTCTAATTTCTTTTTTGAACTCTTCAAATTTTCCTCTTGGTTTTCTATACTTCTTTGAAGTTGTTCTAATCTTTCAACTTGATCAGCTAAAGATTGTATGTTGTCAGTTTTTTTAATGACCTCCTGTTGGTCTTTTTCAAAATCAA